AAAAAGAATTTAGATAAGAGAACTTTTGAGCAAGAATATCTTGCAAGTTTTCTTACTGCTGCAAATAGAGCAGCATATAATTTTAGTAGAGATATTCATTGTAGAGTAATGGATAAATCTCCACGAATGTTTTGGGGAATCGACTTTGGGGTAGCATCTTATATGACTGCTATCCTAATGTGCGAGAATACTGCTGGAGAAGTTTATGTGTTTGATGAGATTGGTTTACAAAACTCTAACACATTTGAACTGGCAAAATTAATGAAAAAGATTGCACCAAATACTCCATGCTTTCCTGATCCAGCAGGTAAAGCAAGAACAAGTAATAGTACAAAGTCAGACCACATGATATTACAAGAAGCAGGGTTTACAGTCATTAGCAAGAAAGCAAACCCAACACAAAAAGATAGACTCAATGCTTTGAATAAGATGTTAGAAGATGCTACTGGAAAGCACAGATTATTTATCAATCCTAAGTGCAAGAACACCATAAGGGATTTAGAGTTATGTACATTGGAGAATGGACAAATATTAAAAACAGAAACCTTATCACACTTTTTAGATGCGTTGTGTTATCCAATAGACTACCGATATGGATTTAAAGGTAAAGGTATGTCAATAGAATGGTAGAGTTCGGATTGGGGTTTTGTATTGGGGTTATAGTTAGCATGATCTGTGCTATGGTATGGGGATACCGATTAAGTGTAAAAGAAGATGAACAAAACAAAGAACTCATCAAAGAGTTTACAGACAGATACATTGACAATATGCAGTCTGATGAGATAAAATTTTATAAAAGGTATAAATCATGATAATTTATAATTTAACTGAGAGAATGTTGCATAGACTTCTTATGGAAACGATAGAAGAAGGATATGACAAAGAAATGGAGGAAAGAGAACGACTTCTTGATTACTTTGAGGGGATTAACTTAGAACACGATATTAAAAGATACTTTGATAGTGAATCGCTTTCACAAATCCCACCTATGTACATCAATCTTGTACGAAACATTATCAGTCGTAGAGCATTGGTATATCAACAAGCACCAATACGATACAACGATACTTACAATGAAGTCATTGGAGAATTTGACTCCTTTATGAAACAATTTGAGCAACTTACTTTTTTATTAGGTACTGAAGCATTATACACCCATTGGGACGATAACCAAAAGAAACTAAAGTATAGACCAATTCATTTCTTTACACCTTTCTTTAGACCAAATGAAGATGAACCTTTTGCTATTATGTATCAAGCAGAATCACAACTTCAAGCAAGAACTGATGATGCACAATATATGTTTTGGAGTAAAGATACAGAAGATATGGAAGGCAAACACTTTATGATTTCATCTAAGGGTAAGATTACTTCTATTGTACCTGATGATAGAAATCCTTATGGTGATATACTTCCATTTAACATAGCACATAGACACCCATTTACAAGAGATTTCTTTAGAGAAGGGGCAAGTGATCTTGTTGATGGTATGAGAAGTATTAATATTA